AAACCAGTCCATGATTCGCTTCGCGCAATAAAGGGGAACCCGAACACGAACCATTTGGGATGACCATAAATCCACGCCAAGTCAAGAGTCCCATCATCCCCAACCAACCTATCGTCGCACTTGTTCGCTGGCTTTCCGCGCTGAACGTGAAGCGCGGAAAGCCAGCGAGTGTCAGTCTTCGTGCCGTAAGGTGGATCGCTTACAATTGCTACCGTCGCACCATTTAGTAATCGCTCAACGTCCTCTTTCTTCGTCGCATCACCACATAGCAGCCGATGGTTTCCGAGCAGGTATAGGTCTCCGAGTTTGCTCTTGGCTTTCTTCGGAGGTTCGGGAGCTTCGTCTTCGATGGTGTCTTGATCTTCTTGTATCGACGCCAGCAACCCATCAAGACTACTCTGGTCGAATCCCGTGCTCTCGAAATCGGTAAGCGATAACTTCTGGAGTTCCTTGAGCTGGTCGGCCAGCGCTTCATCATCCCACGTTGCCAATAGTGCGGTTTTGTTGTCCGCTATTGCGTAAGCCATTGCCTGCTTGCCCGCGAGTGTAGTGCGGACGATTGCGATCTTTGTCCAGCCGAGCGACTTCGCGGCTTCGAGTGTGGCGTTGCCCGCGACTACGATGTTGCCCTTGCCGACGACTATTGGTTTTTGCTGATTGAATTGCGACAGACTTTTCTTGATCGCGTCGATGTTAGTGCGGTCGTGCGTGCGCACGTTGGCCGGATCGGGCTTGAGTTTGTTGATCGGGACTTCGATGATCTTCATGCTGCGATAATCCCGCATCTACATTCAAAATGAACGGGCGGCATTCCGATGCCTGCCGTCTGCAATTCTGTGTTTGACCTGCTTGTGATTTGATCGAGCGTCGGCCAAGGGGCTACCTGCTTCACGTCTTCAGGATTTGAGCAGTTCATTAGTTGTTGACGCTGCCCCATCGCGGAGGCGACTGAAAATATCTTGCCATTCATTTCGTCGCAAACCTCACAGACACGTGAATCTTCCATCGAAAAAAACTCATAATCAGTAAATCCAGCATCCGAGAATCCCCCGATCGCCCCAAAGCTCCGCGACCTGCTCATTGCGTTGGCCGCTAACCCCTGCCAATAGTTGGCCGGTTTCATCGGCACGCCGGGATAGTCTTCAAAGAAATTGCCGAGCATCTTGCCGATGTCCTTGCGACCTAAGCCTTGCGCCATACCGTCGGCAACGGTGTTAGCAATTGCGCCGGAGAGATTCTTGTCGTAATAGTTGCCGATCCAGTACAGGTGATGATCGGTGAGCCAGTTGACCGCCGTCTTGTCGACCAGACCGAAGCTGATGTCGATTGACGGCATGGCCTCGGTGACGATCATCTTGCCAGCGCCGTAGGATTTGCCGAAGAGGTCAAGCAGCTCGGTTCGCATGGGCGTCGCCATTTCCGGCCCGATATGATCGCGGAGGATGTTCAGGACGACGGCGATTTCGTCTTGCATCATCGTACTCTGGACGGCCTCGATATAGGCGCGGGCTGCGGCTAATCCTTTTTTCTGTGCGACGATCCACTCTTCCCAGACGAACAACAGCCAGGCTTCCTCGTAAGGCAACCGTCTACGCTTCTCGATTATCTGGTCGATCAGTTCGACGGCAAGGGAACGTTCGTCGTTGGTCAGATGGTGAAGGCACATCAGACAGCCTTGTGCGGCAGTAGGGCAGCTTTGAGATTTCGAAGTGCCGTGAACAGGAATGACTTTTCAGTTTTCTTGCCACTCGCAGCGTTGGTGTCTACTGGCGGCACGTCGGGGTTCGGCTGCGGGGGTTGCCCAAACATCGGGGGCGGCGCATAGGACGCCTTGAATTCGCCAAGCAGCATGTTGCGTATCGACTCGTCGAGCTTCGGCGGCTCTTTGCCCATCAACTCGGAGATCCAATCGACTGCATGACCGACCGGCACCACGTCCTGCATTTGCGACATTGCCGTAATGATGTTGGCATCGTCCGCCGTTGGCGTGCCGCGTGACTTCATTCTCCAGCGTTGTATCTCCATGCCCGCAATGATCGTGCGGTTTATCTTTTCGTCGAATGCGCTGCGTTCGGGCTGAAAGACTTGTTGCTCTGCTACGATCTTCGCTTCGATCGCGGCGGCATGGCTATACTCTTCTGCTGCGCCGATCAATAGCGGCGGCAGGCGGAATGACTCACGGACAGCTTTGGCGTTGTTCTTGATGTATTCCTGAAAGAGCGCGTCATGCTGCAGAAACTCAGTCATCGGCTTAACGTCAATGCGGACAGGTGGGGTCTTCTCGTCACCAACGGCGCCGCCGGTGGGAGTGGCCTCGAGAATCAATACCTTGTGGAAGTTCTCTGAGCCTTTGAACTCATGCTCAAGATAATCCTTGAGTTCCTGCTCGGCGCCTGGCCCCAACGTGCCCCCGGCAATGGTAATGATAAACGGCGGAATCGTCTTGTTGTCGAAGTAAAGGTAATTAACTTTTTTCGCTTCGGTGCTGCCCATGATGTTCATCAACTCGGACAGCCAGGGCGGTTCGCCATAAACTGAATTCTGCGTATCGTCCGCGAAGTGGATAATCTCTGTGGCTTCGGTGCCGATAGGCCAGCGGGAACCGTCGGTCGCGTATGTGCCGGTGATCTTGTTAAGCGATCGCGGATCGCCGAATTCCTTGAACCACACCGTCTGGTCATTGACCACCTGCATGAAGCGGCGGAACTTCGTTAGCCGATTAATTTGTATCCACTGGTCGCCGTCGCGTAGCCACTGAACATGTTCAGTCGGTGTCTTCTGCCTTGTCGTGACTCTGATTGTGCTCGATGAAACGTGATATAACTCGGCAATCTCGTCGCCGATGTTGCGGACTACCTCAAGATCGGCATAGCCGGTGAGGCATTTGTCCGCGCGAAGATTCATCTTGATATCTACCCAGGAGTCGTGCGCGTTGGGATAGTCGAAAAGGAGCTGCAAGCGGCGGCGCTCGACGTTGTCGGCGGCACTCGGCTCGGCGTCCGGCTGTTCGACCGTCGGCACGAATTCTACTTGCCAGCCCATTCCGTCGATGTTCACCTTCATGGCCTTGACGCATTGCGCCATAACATCGCAGTTGATCGTCAAGCGGGACAGGATCGCCGGATTATATAGCGGCTGAATCAGTTCGTTTTCGGAGTATTGCAGGGAGAATGGATCGAGCGCATTCGACAGGGCGGCGGAGCTTGAGACGGTGGATATCTTACTGAAGGACATGACCCGCCCGTGCGCTACGGCTTTTTCGCTCTTGTCGTCGAGCATCTCAAAACGCTGGGAGCGGGTAAGTTTAGACAACTCGGCCATTCTTGAATTCCTTAATCAGGTCAAACTCGGATTGAAAGTAATCGCTATTATCGAAGTGCGCGGGTATAGTCCACTCCACGGCGGTCTTGATATGATCGCCATTGGTCAACTGATGATCGACGTTATCCCACTTGCCGGCGAGACGCCAGACACGTTCATCGACGACATCGAACAGACGGCGCATAGGGTTGGGTGTGTCCATCCCTTTGTGATGTTTGCGTAGCGCCTCAAGCAGACCGCGGACCCATACGGAACAGACCGGTCTGGCTCCCGTGCCGCCGATTAGTGGGACTGATCCTGCTGGATATTTGAGAAGCGAATACATGACGAAGTTGACTAACTGCTCGTAACCAAACTTCTGGCCAAGCATCGGTTCGGCCGTCTTGACCAGAAACATAATGTCAGCGAGGTCGAACTTGCGATAGCGGTAGCGGTATATCCGGAGATGCTGAAACGCAATCTCGGAAATCGGGAACTTACGAATGACCGGCGACGTGCACTCGTAGAAGCACTCGGCAGTCGGGTTACCGGCATACATGGCGGCAGCATTAACGCCACCAAGGTATAGCATGACGTGTGTTGACTTGTTGAATCCCAACTGACCAAAATAATTCTCTTGATATTTTTGGATGGCAATACGGGTGACAATGCGCGGGTAGTCTTTGACCTTTAGGAGATTGAGCGGGTTGGTAAGCAGATCGACGGGGTCCCAGACATAAGTCAGGACATCACCTGGCTCGATGTACTCCGCCAAACGCTCGCACGCCAGATTTAAGTCTATTGCCATTACCGTTTCCGTTCCCGCTTTCACTTCCGCGTATGGTTTTCAGTTTTTCGAGGACGTTGATATGTCGCCGCGCTCCGAAGTAAGCGATCCAAAGCGCCGACAGTTGATCGTCGTGCTTGGCCTCTTCGGGATTGTAGAGTTCAGCGCAGAGGCTGTTGGTCTGTTGCTTATCGGCTTCGGTTTTATAGGGCAAGCGGATTTGCTTGTTTTCAAAGAGAACAGAGAGAGAGGGATAACCCTCGTAAGGATCATATTTGTTGCGACCGGTATGATGCGGGACTACAGGGATGCCCGTCTCGGTCTTGAGTTTCCAGTGGATGATCTCGCCGAAACTGTTCGTCTCAGTGAATTGGAATTGGGGGTTGAATAGTCGCGCCTGGCTTACATACAGGTCGTGAATCTCTTGCGGTGACATTCCGCGTCGGCGTATCGATCCGATCAAATCGAAATGATAGTTGGGTGTGATGCCCAGCGTCTCGATGACGGTGTAGTCGGTATCGCGCCGCTCGGCGTCCTTGCGATTCATCGTCAAGGCCGGATCGGCGCCCTGCACGATCACAATGTAATCGGCGGGGTTAAAGACGCCGTAGGATAGCGTCGGGTCTTTGCATTGATCGAGCCATGCCTTTTTGATCAGTGCGTTTTCGTCGTCAACAACCTCGGCCTGGAATTCGCGGTTGAACGCAATCGATCCCATACTCTGCCGCTTGATAAGCAACTTGACCATCGGCCATTGCTGCGGGCAGAGAACTTCTCCGGGATCGCCTTCACTAATCGACACCCGCCACTTGGTATCCTTGCCCCATTCATCCAACTCATAGGTATTGAGTTCAGTGACGACGTAATTTTCCGGCTCCCTGATTAGTGCCGGAGAGACGATGATCCGATAGCCAGAGTTCTTGAGAAAGTAGTTGTAAAGATCATCTGGGTGTTTGCGGTTACCGAGAATCCAAAGAACGCCCCAGGGTTCCAAGCGAGTTAGCACCGAACCCTCGATGTATTCAACGGTCTTCTGCCGGACATCGGGACTGCGGACTGTCTGGTCGTCAACAGGATCGTCGATAATAATCAGGTCAAAGCGCGATCCGATAATCGAGCTGCCCACTCCGAAGGCTTCGAAGGTGGGGTCTTTAAGTCGGGCGGTACGAGTGACGGTGAAGGCCGTCTCGCCCCAAGGGAGTTTGCTTGACTTGAATTGCCCGTAGTCGGCAACCAGCCTGGGGTTTTCCAGGTCGTTGCGGAGTAGCGACACATTTTTCCTGGCCAGTCGCAAACTTGCGGATACGCAACCGATACGGATATTGCGTGGCTGAATATCACCGATGCCGTGCAAGATTAGGTCGAGTGGCTTATAGCGGGCTACCAGTTCGGTCTTACCGGCGCCGGGCTGGCTGATGATGCCGCCCATGCTGATTTTGTCCAGCTCCCTGGACCACGACTGTTGGCATGGCCACAGGTCTCTACCCAAGTAGTAGTTTGCAAGATATCTCAGCGAGTTTTTAGCAAGAAAGCGGCGCCCCGTCGCGGTTCCCGTCGCAACCTTCAGAATAAATTCGGCGTTGGGCTTATTCTCCAGACCTGTCATTTTTCAATTCTTTGACTGCCGTCTCTGCTATTTTGGCGAGCGCGTCGAGTGTCAACTTTTCGAGCAGTACGTTGGCTTTGCTGTCATGCAATTCAATAGGGCCGCCATCGGGGCCAGATAACTCTTGCCTGTCCGACTGTCCAAGCATCTGTTTGCCAAGCCAGATACAGAGAGTCGGATTGCCTTCAACAGCCAGTTTGTATTGTGCCTGTCGGAGCCGTAACCTCATGGCGGATCGGCTTTTTGTCAGAAGTTCACCAAAACGCCGTCCGATTGTATTCGCGTCCGCCCCTACGAAATCGCCTATCTCGCCATCGGTTGCGCCGACACGCGCCATGCCCTCAACAACCTTTGGGTCGATAGGGATCAACTTGCGGCCTGTCTTCATCTTTGG